TATGAAGGTAAGTGGTAGGTATTGATGCCTAAGAAAGGGCGTAAATATTCTGCAAAGCAGAAGAAGATTGCTCGCGTTGCCCCTCCACGCGACAGGATTACTGGTGCTGACTTTAAGAGGTTGAAAAAACGTGCCAAGAAAAAAAGCTAAAGCAAAGCCCAAGAAAAAGAAGGGCGCTATACCTGATAATGTAAAGAACAAGGCTCTTTACTCGCGGGTTAAGGCTGAAGCCAAGAAAAAGTTTGACGTATATCCTAGCGCCTATGCGAATGCGTGGCTTGTTAGGGAATACAAAAAGCGTGGTGGAACCTATGCCTAAGCCAAAAGATGGCTTGACCAAGTGGTTTAAAGAAGAGTGGGTTGATGTAAAGACCGGAAAACCCTGCGGTCGCTCTGGTAAGGACAAAAAGAAGCGTCCGTACCCCTCTTGCCGCCCTAAAGCAGTTGCCGCTAAGATGACAAAAGCAGAAAAAGCCTCATCATCTAGGCGCAAAAAGGGGCCAGCTAGAATTAAGCACGACGTTACTGCGTCAGGTAGAAGGCGAAAAACTACCAAAAAACGAAAATAATGCTTGACTTTTGTTAAAAATTATGATATAATATAAAGTGTACATAAGTACACGTTTTTAATAGAGACAACCCAAGAGGCCTCAAGTGGATCAAGAAACTCAAGAATACTACGACAATTACTTTAGTCTTTTTCTAACAGACGGTTGGAAGCAACTAACGGAAGATTTTTCTAACAATGTGCTTTCAATCAATAGCGTAGAAGCAACTAAAGATGCTGACGATATGTACTTTCGTAAGGGACAACTAAACGTCTTAGCCCACTTACTAAACATGGAAACTATCGTTACAACAAACTACGAAGAAGCATCAAAGAATACTGAAGATGATTAAGGTATTTGAATTTCGTTGTACAAACGGACACGTTTTTGAAGAATTTGTAGAAGCAGGTACTACAACCAGTAGGTGCGGTTGCGGTGCTAACGCTACAAAAATTGTCTCAGCTACTCGACACATGCTTGATGGATCTTCTGGGGATTTTCCCGGTAGGCACATGAAGTGGGTTAAAGAACACGAAGAAGCTGGACGCAAAGGAAGGGAATCTCAAGAGAGGTAACTCCCATTTTGTTTCTCCATAACCTAACACTAGGCGGGGTAAGTTTACAATGTCAAGAGCGACACTAATTGATGAGCGTCAAGAAGAAAATCTAGGAACAACGGATCAACTCGACACACAGGACACCGTAGAGACTCCTCAAGAAGAGGAACAACCTCAAAATCCTGAAATCCCAGAAAAGTACCAAGGTAAGTCTGTAGAAGAACTTGTACAGATGCACCAAGAGCTTGAGAAGTTTTCAGGCAAGCAGAGTACGGAAGTTGGCGAGCTACGAAAAGTTGTTGATGATTATATTCAAACACAGACACAACTCGAAAACCAAGAAGCACCTCAAGAACAGCAAAAAGATGATGAACTAGATTTTTTTATAGATCCAGCTTCTGCTATTAACCGAGCTATAGACAACCATCCTAAGATTAAAGAAGCGCAAGCGTACACTGAACAATATAAAAAGCAAGCAACGCTAGCACAACTTCAGCAGCAACACCCAGATATGGAAGCAGTGCTTCAAGATCCTAAGTTTGCTGAATGGATCAAAGGATCAAAAGTCCGAACACAGTTGTTTGTTCAGGCTGACCAACAGTACGATTACGATGCGGCCCACGAACTGTTTACTCTTTGGAAAGAAAAGAACCAAGCAGTTCGGCAAACAGCGCAAGCTGAAAAAGCAGCCCGTAAAAGTTCAGCTAAGTCAGCCAACACAGGCAATGCTCGCGGAACAGCAGAAGGGTCGCGCAAGAAAATTTATCGTCGTGCTGACATTATTAAACTCATGCAAGACGACCCTGATCGCTACATGGCACTACAGCCTGAAATTATGGCAGCCTATGCGGAGAAAAGGGTCAGATAGCCTAAAGGAGAATTATCATGGCTACAGCAACTTATCCCGGCGCGGCTGGTAATACAGCCCTAACGGAAGCGGCAACTTTTGTACCAGAAATCTGGTCGGATGAAATTATCGCTTCTTATCAAAAGAACCTGAAAATGGCTCCCCTTGTCAAGCGTATTGCTATGACTGGCAAGAAGGGTGACGTTATTCACATTCCTAAGCCTACTCGCGGCGATGCCAATGCTAAAGCGGCTGACACTGCAGTAACGATTATTGCCAACACTGAATCAGAGTTGCAAGTTACTATTAATCGTCACTTTGAGTACTCGCGTCTGATCGAAGACATCGTAGAAGTACAGGCTCTGTCCTCTCTGCGTCAGTTCTACACCGAAGACGCTGGTTACGCTCTGGCTGTACAGGTTGATAACGACCTTCATGCGGCTGGTACTGGTTTTGGCGACGGTGGCGCTGTTGTATTTAGCCCCGCTGCTACTGACTACCAGCACACTGGTTGTTTCTTTAACGATAACGGTACTACCACTCAGTACACTGATGACACCCTCGTAGCTGGTGACGAGTTTACGGATGCTTTCTTCCGTGACATGATCCAGAAGATGGATGACAACAACGTACCGATGGAAAACCGTAACCTGATCATCCCGCCTGCAACGCGCAACGCGATTATGGGCATTGATCGGTATGTGTCTTCTGACTTTGTAAGCGGTAAGAGTGTTGAGTCAGGCCTGATTGGTAACCTGTATGGCGTAGACGTTTACGTTTCTGCCAACTGCAGAACCATTGAGGCGGCTGCTGACAACACCGCTGGAAGCGTTGATACTCGCGCTGCCCTGCTGTTCCACACTGACGCTGTTGTTATGGCGGAGCAACTGGCTGTGCGTTCTCAGACTCAGTACAAGCAAGAGTACCTGTCTACTCTGTACACTGCTGACACCCTTTACGGTGTTCAGGTGTATCGTCCTGAAGCTGGTTTTGTTCTGGCAGTACCTTCTGCCTAATAGAACTACGGGGTCGGCAACGGCCCCTTTTCTTTTCTTTCTTGTTTTTCTTGGAGTAGTTCATGGCTACCACTATTAAACTTAAAAACGGATCAGGTGCGCCTGCAGCTAGTGATTTAGTCCAAGGCGAACCGGCTATTGATCTAACTAACAAGCGCCTTTACACAGAAAACGCAAGTGGCGTTGTTATTGAAGTAGGATCAAACCCAAGCAGTCTTTCGATTGGTGGCACTGCTGTTACTGCAACAGCGGCAGAAATTAATATCTTGGATGGCGTTACATCCAGTACTGCAGAACTCAATATTCTTGATGGGGTAACGTCTACAGCCGCAGAGCTAAATATTTTAGATGGCGTTACTTCTACCACGGCTGAACTAAATATCTTAGACGGTGTAACGTCTACAGCAGCCGAACTTAATATTCTTGATGGCGTAACCAGCACAACGGCAGAGCTAAACATTCTTGACGGCGTTACCTCTACTGCGGCTGAATTGAACATTCTCGATGGTGTTACAGCAACCGCAACAGAGCTTAACCTCCTTGACGGAGTTACGGCTACAACTGCTGAATTAAATTATGTAGACGGTGTTACATCAAATATTCAAACTCAACTTAACTCAAAAGGTACTGGATCTGTATCTAGTCTTTCTGATTTGAGTATTACTGCTACTGCTACAGAGCTTAATGTTCTTGACGGCATTACAGCTACTACCGCAGAGCTTAATATTTTGGATGGTGTTACCTCTACGGCAGCGGAACTTAACATCTTAGATGGTGTTACTAGCACCGCTACAGAGCTAAACATCCTAGACGGAGTAACCTCTAGTACAGCAGAACTTAACATTTTGGACGGTGTGACAAGCACTACTGCTGAACTAAATATACTAGACGGTGTTACAGCTACCGCTACAGAACTCAATGTTCTCGATGGCGTTACGGCGTTTCTTGATGAGGATGATTTTGCTAGCAACTCAGCAACAGCTATTCCTAGTCAACAGTCAGTAAAAGCGTATGTCACTTCAAGCGTAACTTCTGCAGGCGGTCTTTCAAATGTTGTAGAGGACACAACTCCACAGCTAGGTGGAAGTCTTGATGTAAATGGTCAAGATATTGTAAGTGTGTCTAATGGGAATATTACGCTTACACCAAACGGATCTGGCTTAGTAAGGCTAGACGGTAACGTAGATATTCAGTCAGGTGAGATTGTTCTTAAGAACTCTGGCTCAGTATCTAACATTAAGCTGTATTGCGAATCTAGCAATGCTCACTACACTCAGCTTCAGTCAGCGGCTCACAGTGCTTATAGCGGCAATGTAACAGTAACGCTTCCTGCAGCTACAGATACGCTGGTGGGTAAAGCAACAACCGATACACTCACAAACAAAACACTTACATCTCCTAAGATAAATGAAGATGTGGCAGTTACTTCAACAGCTACAGAGTTGAATATTCTAGATGGTGTTACAGCTACTACGGCAGAACTTAACTATGTTGATGGCGTTACATCAAATATTCAAACTCAGCTAGATGCTAAAGCTCCTGTAGCTTCACCAACCTTTACAGGTACGGTTACGATTCCTACTGCTGATGTAAACGGTGGAAACATTGACGGTACTACCATTGGGGCTTCTACTGCTGCTGCGGGTACGTTTACCACGTTTACCTCAAACGGTATTGATGATAATGCTGATGCTGTAGCTATAACCATAGATAGCTCAGAGCGTGTTGGCGTTGGCACTACGTCCCCTGAAGCAAAACTTCATGTAAATTTAGCTGGCGGCGGAACTTTAACTTTATCTGACCAAGCGGCTTCTAGTGACGGAGATCAACTAGGAGGTATTTCTGCTGCGGCTGGTTCTGGTACGTTCTATTCAGGAATAAACTTTTTTTATCACGATAGTGACGATGGTGAGATTAGATTTAGAACAAAGGTAGCCAACTCAAATACCGATGTAATGACTATTGTGGATGGTAACTGCGGCGTTGGTATAACCAGCCCTCTTGTTCCGTTACACGTTGCTGGTTCTACGTCAGACGCTGACGGGGCGCTTGGTTCGCAATCACCGCTGTTTTCAATACAAGGCGGCAACGCAAACAATCAGCTTGAGTTTGGCATGGATAACAGTGGCGCAACCGCC